ACGAACGGGAAGCAGCCTGACAAGGTGACCCGTCAGCGGAGGTGCGTGGACTGCCGTCATGTCTGGTACACGGTCGAGCTGCCGGTGAGCTTGGTGGCGATTGGCTGGGCGCGCACGCCGGACACGAATAAGAGTGTGCCCGTTCTGCGGTTGCCTGTGGAGCTGGCGGTTGGCACTAACGCCGTGTGAAGAACTGTCACAGCGGTTGGCAGTGTGACCCGTGGGCGGGGTAGTATTTGATCACGAGGGGAGCGGTCCACTCGCAAAACTCAACCGCCGCGGAACCGGGCACACGACGCGTCACCACGAGCCCAACACGGCCTGAGTAAGCCCACACCGCCGGTTGGTCCGGCACACCTATCCACTCCAGCCATGCTCACCGCAACTCTGCTGGTGATCTGGAAGCTGATCCTGCCGCTGCTGTTCGTAGTGGCAGTGATCGACTGGCTGACCGCATCCGAAACCCGCCGCGTTCGCATCCTGCGTCGCACGGGTCTCAGCCAGCGACAGATCGCCACTCGCCTCAACCTCACCCGCTACCGCGTCCGTCAGGCGCTCGCATCATGATCAACCGCATCAACAACGCTATCTGCCTGCTGATCGCTGCAGCAGTGTTCGCCATGATCGGCATTGAGTCCGGCGCACATCACAGCCCCACCCACTCCGGCACACAGCAGGTGGTGCGTCATGACTGAGCGCCGCTTCTACTTCCAGATCAAGGCCGCCAACGTCATCGAGTGCGTGCAGGCGCGCAGCCTGTGCGAAGCCAAGCTGATCGCCGCCGACACTTGGCTCGAGTGGTGGTCGCAGATGGAATGGATCAACCTCGAACCCGAAACCAATGCCTGAAATCGTTGGCGCCATGCTGCCTTGGCAATGGCGCGAGGAACCAACCACCAGCAAGCACGGCGACGGCATCAGCCGGCCGCGGCCCAAGACACGCACTAAGGAGTTTCGGCTGATCGTCTACCCGCAGGGTGCCCAGCCAATGACGTGGATCACGCGCGCCGAATCGAAGAAGCACGCGATCCGCTACGCCGAAGCCCGCTGGCCTGGTGCCACGGTGGAGGTGGCGTGACCGACATCCGCCACCGCATTGAGCAGCTGCTCAGCGACACCAGCGCCTTCTCCGCTGGTCAGACTGAGGAGCGCCGGCGCATCCGCCAGCTGATCGACATCAGAATCGATGAGCTGCACGGCATCACCGGCATCCGCAACCGCCAGCAGCTCTGCGCTGAGCTTCTCCACATCCGCCAACTGCTTGAACCATGAACCCTGTCCAGCTTGACCAGCAGCGCGCCGACATGATGGACGCGCTCTATGAACGCAGCGGCCGCACCTGCAGCACCTACACCGGCCTGTGGGAGGAGTTCTGCCGTGACATTGCTGCCAACTTCCGGGACACCAGCTACCCCGAGATGCTTGCCCGTGCGGTGCGCGCCATGGATGCCACCGAGTCTGTGATGACGCAGAAGCAGGCGCAGCAAGCGATCGAGGTGTGCCGTCAGCAGTTGCTGGGGGATAAGTGGCGATGAGCGTTGAGCTGATCCACTGCACGCCTGATGCTGAGGCGTTGATCGTGAAGATGGCTAGGGTGAGCAACCCGGCCAATGCCGACAATCAGGCCACGGCGCCAAGGTTGCTGCGGTATCTGATCAGGCACCGGCACTGGTCGCCATTTGAGATGGCCAGCCTGTGCCTGAAGATCGAGACCGAGCGCGATATCGCGGCGCAGATCCTGCGTCACCGGTCGTTCAGCTTCCAGGAGTTTTCCACTCGCTACGCCGTCACCGGCAAGGCGCTGGCGCCACGCTTGCGCCGGCAGGACACGGAGAACCGGCAGAACAGTTTCGACGATCTAGATCCGACAGCGCAGCAGGCATGGGGCAATCTGCTGAGCGATCACCTCACGCGATCCCATGCGCTCTACCAGCAGCTGCTGGAGCAAGGCATTGCCAAGGAGACGGCGCGGCGCATCCTGCCGCTCTGCACGCCCACCACGCTCTACATGCACGGCACGCTGCGCAGCTGGCTGCACTACATCGAGGTGCGGACGGATCCTGCAACGCAGCTGGAGCACCGCGAGATTGCGCTGGCCGCGCGTGAGATCTTCACCCAGCAGTTCCCCACCATCGCGGAGGCCGCCTTTCATGAGTGACCAGATCAACCCGGACCACTACAAGCAGGGCGGCATCGAGTGCATTGATGCGATCGAAGCTGCCCTCACGCCTGAGGAGTTTCGCGGCTACTGCAAGGGCAACATCATCAAGTACACCTGGCGCGAGCGCCACAAGGGCGAGGCGGTGTCGCTGGCCAAGGCCGCCTGGTATATCCGCCGTCTACTCGGCAAACTGGAGCAATGATGCACCTGCCCGGCCTGAACCTGCTCGAGCGCGCTGCGCTGTGGGTGCTGGTGCGCAGCCCGCGAACCAGCATGGTGGTAGTGAAGGAGCTGCACTGGCCGACCGTGTTCGTGGCGGCCAATCCAGCTGATCCGGTGGCGGCACACGTCACCGCTGGTGAGCCTGAGCCGGCCAGCATGACGCTTGAGCGCATCTTCCACCAGCCGAGTTACGGAGAGGAGGAGTGATCAGCCTGCACGCCGGCCGCCTGCTGCTGGTGTGCAGCCGCTCCGATCGGAACTGGCACGCGCGCATCGTGCTCGGCCCCAAGCCTGAGCTGCAGATCGAGGCCGACACCGGCACGGTGCAGCTGCAGGAGGCGTTGCTGCGGGCGCAGTCGATTTATCGGGCAGCGGTCACCAACCTGCGGCCAGCTGGTGGGCCGCCAATGTGTTGGGATTGTCGCTTCTGGGAGATGAACCATCAGCGCTGCGGGTACGAGTTGCCAGAATCGAAGAGAAGCGGCGGCCGTTTCGCGGCCAGGTGTGATCTGTATGTTCGGGCCTGAAGTGATCAGCCGCACCGAGCGCGATGGCGGCAGCATCGAGACGATCATGCCCGTGAAGGGTGAGGTGTACTACCGCAGCTGCGTTGGTGGCACCTGCAGGTATTCGAGCGACCTGTGGCAGGCCGAGCTGTACCTGGACCACCTGCTCGCGCACTGATGCTGCACGACGTGCTGATCTTGGTGGTGGAGTATTGGGTAACCTGCCTGCTTGCGCTGTGGGTGTGCAGCAGGATCCTGCCGTAACCTAAGCAGGTTCCCGCTCTGCTTCGGCATCGGGCTGTGCAATGTGGTGGCCGGTGGCGGGTCCTCACGCGGTGCCCGCCTCACCGCAGCCGGCCGCTGCGGTACCGCCTAGATCCTCGAAAAAAGGTCTAGGCCGCAAGATTAGCGCCATCCGCCAGCCACTGCGCGATCGCCCACTCACCGAGTGCAGACCAGAAGGGCTGCTCCCTATACCAGCTGATCCACTCCTTGTGACCCTTCTGGCTGTTGCACATCAGGCAGCAGCTGACCAGGTTCGCGCGCACGGTCAGGCCGCCGTGAACCTTGGGCACCACATGGTCGAGGGTGGGGCTGCGGCCCAGCGGATCGTTGCAGTAGGCGCAGCGGTAGTTCCATGCGAGGTGGATCTGATCACGCGCCGATCGCCGGGTGACCAGGCGCGTCTCATCAATGTGGTGCTGATCCACAGAGGTCCGGCGGCAGGGGGACGGCGTTCACCTCGATGTCGATGATGTCTTCATCGGAGGGGATGAACTCAGCCATGCGTGAGTAGATCTCCGCTGGCAGGTCGTCGGGGTCGGTGTCGGATCGGATGATGAGCTTGGCGGTGATCTCGAGGTAGAACGCCCGCATGGGCTGGCCGCCGCTTGGCACACGGTAGCGACAGGAACAGTGACAGGCTTGTGACGGATTGTGAACGGGCTGCCCGATTAGCACAGGGTGCACCGTTGGCGGGGTATAGTTCTTTCAGTTCAGGCGGAGGACGCCATGCTTCAGATTCTCGATCAAGCCGGTGAGGCCCTCGACATCGGCCAGAAGGTCTGGGTGGACATGCCCCACATGGCTGACTGGTTTCCCGGTGCCGTGATGTTTGCTGAGGTGATCGAGGGTCACCGCGAGCCTCAGGCCGGCATGGTTTGGGTGCGCCAGCTGCCGACCGCAGCGCTGCCCAATCCCGGCGAAGAAGGCGGCTGGGTCTCTGAGCAGCCCGCCAGCAGGTGCCTCGGGCGCTGACCCCTACCGGGCCGCTCCGGCGGCCCTACTCTCACCACCATGCAATACATCCTCCGCATCGGCCCGTGGCACGTCGGGCCGTTCCCGACCCACATCGGCGCGCAGCATTTCGCTGAAAGCCACGGCTGCGATGACTACACCCTGATACCGCTTGATGATCCGGCCGAAGCGCCTGGCAGGATCC